GCTTCAAGAGCCTTAGGTAGATTCATAGCAACATTTTGTCGTGCTAGTTCTGCTGATTGTGCATTAATTACTCCACTTGTTACTCCTGGTTTTGCTAGAGCTTGCTGTTGAGATGTTAGTTGTATTTGGCTAGCTTGTTGCTCTGCTGCTAATTGTTTTAGTCGAGCAGTAAGTTCTGTTACATTCTGTTGCTGACCTGATATACCAGCTTGGTCTTGTAATTGTGACTGAAAATCACCAATTCCTTGTATTTGTGCAATTTTAGATTCTATAAGTTTGGCTTGGTCATCTGCTTGTTTACGAGCCAAGTCTGCCTGAGCTTGAGCGTCTGAGGCCTGTTGAGTATATGGGGATAGGACACCAGTAGTTATAGCGTTATAGTCTGGTATTACAGGGTTTGGATTGGTGTAGTTTGTTGTGGGTGTTTGCTGTATGGCAGGAGCAGGGGCAACATACGCAGGAGATGTTTGCGTTGTTTGAGTATTGTTCACCGCTCCGTATGAGATTGACGGTGAAGATTGATTTATCGCCTGAACTGAACCAGGCATCGCTGTACTACCTATTTTAACAACCGCATTTGGGTTGTTTGGGTCTATCATATATCCTGCTTGTGCTGTTATTGCCATATAATTTTAATTATTAATTTACTTGTAATTGCCATACTACACCCGAACCACCTGTTGCTCCATTTGTACCGTCTGTTGCTGCACTAAAGTTTGAACCTGCCCCACTTCCTGCTGTTCCTTTGGTTCCACCTGTACCACCACTTGCTAGAAATGAACCACTACCACTTTGAGTAAGTGACTGGTAGACGACTATAACCACCCCTCCTGTTCCACCATTTCCTCCAGCCCCACCACCGCCACCACCAGCTCCTATACCAAGATTATGTACAGCATTGGCACCATTCCCGCCATTCCCACCTGCTCCACCTTTTGCTTGTATACCACCTGCTACAGAATTAACTATAGTTTTTGCATATATAACTATAAATCCACCATCAGAACCAACCCCACCCGAGCCGCCACCACCACCCGCATAGTCGTTGATAGCATGGCCTCCTGAACCACCAGAGCCACCACCTGCACTACCAGCAGAACCCACAAAAAGCGTAAATGTCTTTGGATTCCATAAATTTACACAGTCAAATAGAGAATCTGGTTTATTTGATGGCCGTGTTGCGGTTCCACCTGTACCACCACTACCACCTGTCCCTCCAGAGAAACCTCCATATGCACCACCATTCCCCCCAGATACGCCACTGCTACCATTCCCCCCAACAGAATCAGTCTGGTCAGCTCCATTGCTTCCATTATTGCCGTTATTACCGCTTTCATCGTTCAAATTTGTTTTAGCATTTGCCCCAGCTTGACCACTAGTACCTGCGGTTCCATCTGGTACTGTTACCCCAGAAATTAAAGAACCACTTGTCCCCGCACTTCCACCAGCAGTACTTGTTGCATTACCTCCATTTCCGCCTGTATTTCCAGTTCTAATTATTTGTGCTGAACCAGAGATTGTAAGAGTTCCTGATACAAATATTCTATATCCTGCTGGATTTAAAACAGCAGTGCCACTTAAAGTTACATTAGTGTAATACATGTCTTTAGTGAGAGTAGTTGTCCCAGATGAAGATGTTAAAGCCCCATCTGAACCATCTCCAAAAATAGCTAAAGTCGATACCGTATCAATATTTGAATAAACTGCCGCTGTTTCACTTGCTGTTGTACACATTTTTAACGTACCAGAAATGTCTACAATCTCACCAAGCTCCCCATATGCTGGTGTAGAAGTAAAGTAAGGAATTTTCAACCTATTACGAAAGTCGTCAAACTTATACGACACAGTTCGTTGGCTAAAATTATCCTTAGAGTTAGTTTTGTTCTCTAGTTCACTTACTCTCTGTTCTAATAATTTGATTGGGTCAGTCTCCATATTCGTATGTAAATTGTAGTGCTGTTATCTCAGCCCCTCCTGTAGATTCTATTCTGAACTGTAATTGATTCCATTGACCTATTTGAGTGTCTTTTGTTGTTAAAAATCCATTATCATCAGTTTCAGTAAATAATGTAGCCCAAGACGTATCAGCATTTTTTCTATAAGTTAAAACAACTTGACCAGCAGTCGGTAATGGGTCATATTCAAGACGAGCTTCCAGTAAGTCTTTCGGCAAACTGCTATTACCGTCAAAAATCTCAGACTCCCAATATGACGTTGCTGTGTATGTAGATTGGTCATTTGTTCTATTTACTGAACCGTCGGAGTTGTGAGCAACAAATATGTAGTCGCCTATAATAAAGAAACCATCAATAGCTGTGACGACAGTGTCGTTATCTGGTAAGCAAGCTAAAGATAAACCATATTCATATTTGTTAGTTTTTCTACTTAAAGCCCATACACCATATCTTGAAGCCCCATTTAGTTTTACTTTCATGGCAAAATATAATGAATTACCAACTTGTTGTTTAAGCCCCGCTCCACTTCCGCTTTCCAGTAAGGACGAAGAGTCTTGCCCAAGTACTTCTTTAAAAACGACGGCCTTATCCCCAATACTCCACTGTCTAAACACAATCTTATTAGTTATTGTAAAAGATGAGCCTGAAGTTAGTGAACTTGAAGATACTCCGACTAACACTCCGTCAACATTTGAAATAATTTTTAGTATCTCGTTTCCAAAGTCCACAATCTCATCTGGGGTTGTTGGTTTTGCTCTATCCCAAATATGTACAACTGACTTGTCTGTAAAAGTAGCTGTAGGCCTTAATGCTACAGCGATGTAATTCCCGTATTCTTCTATGCTAGTAATTGTTGTACCAGTAGGGGCTGTATAGGCTGTGGCATTCCATGTTGTACCATCATAACTAGCTATGAAGTTATCATATGGAAGATAAAGTTTACCATCTTTCTTTCCTACTAATCCTTGTGCGGTATTTGTATAAGAAACTGAAACTGCTGTAGCTGTAAATGTATTCGTAGATGTATTATAACTCCAGATTCTGGAATTGGCCGTAAAACCGTAAATGGTTGCACCGAAATAGACAAAACAATTAGTATCCCTTCCCCCACCAGCATCTTCACCAGTAGTAGAAGCTGTCCATGAATCAGTTATGGGGTCACTTGATTTTTCGTATATCTTAGCTATTGCCCCACCAACTTTTACACCATATCCATACAATTTAGTTCCGTTAAAAAGAAACTTAACTATTTTAAAAGTAGTGTCCTCATTAGGTGTCATACTTCTAAAAGGTGTTAGTTTCTTTGGGTCTTTAAATATATCAAAATGAGCTACCATTCCTGCACCGTTGGCAGTTCCCATTCGTGTAGAGTCTGAAACCCCTCCATCAAATCTTGTTATTCTTTGTGTGACTTGTTTAGCCATATTTATATATACTGACGTGTCTCATCACCTGTAGTAAATCGTGGTGGATACATCTGTTCGTATCTCTGCTGGAAAAACTTTGTTATTTTTGCTTGCCATTTCTGCCACTCAATTTCCTGTGCTTTAGTTACATCACTTCCTGGCTTATGAACTCGCAACCACTCAAGTGTCGCTCCAACTGGTACAGCATCATGAAAAGCAGATGGAAATCCAGGGGTAGCTGTTGTTGCTGTACTTGCAAAAGCAACCATTTCTCTATCAAAATAAACTGTTAATCCACTCGCTAACGTGTAGTTAGGAGCTGGGAATAATTTTATCTTTACACCCATTGGAACGTAATACATTGGACTTGAGGCTGTCTTGAAGAACTCACCAACAGCTTGTCTTTGGCGGATTTCTTCTTCTGTAAGTGGGGCAAGTGCTCTTACTGTACCTGCAGAGTCAGTGACCTCTACTCCTCTAATCGCATGAGTCCCAGTTGGCATGGCATATTCAGAAGTCCCACTGGTTAAAGTCTGGGATGCGTTTGGTTGTCCTGACTGATTAGAATCTTCAAACTGCCACCCGCCATATGCATTAAATATCCACATCCATATTTCAGACTGTGCCTTATTAATATGGCGAGTAAATGTTTTAAGTAAAGACGTTGTGCCAGAAATTTCAGCATCTTTAAAATTTCCAATATCTTCGCATGCTTGGATTATACCTAGTTTACTTGTTGTATCTGAGAACTGTAATGAAGCCATATATATTAAAAAATCCGCCACAATGGGCGGTAGCGGTTAATGACCTTTAATACCTATGACATAAGTATAGGGCTTTATAACTGTTTTGTCAAATTAGCAACATCTTTAACTGTCATTGTTTCAGAAACAGGTAAATAGGTACATTTAGACCACTTTAAAGCATTCGGAGACTTACACTTGCCCCCCCACATTGGCATGGACGACAAAGGTTGGAAAAAATGTCTCACGCCTTTTAAGTTTTTATACTTTGGTTTCCACTTTAGATTTGTTTGAAATACCCACACAGCATCACGTTTAAAAGTCTTTAAATGACCTAGATAAGCAGTATAAACTGATTCAATCACTCTCCTCTTAGTGTTATTCACCTTGTAATTACTTAAACTCTCTAAAGCTAAATTAGCTTGCGAATCTGCCATGCGGTAGTTATATCCTATGTCCTTATGGAAATAAGTGTGTCCTTTATCAAACGCCATATTTTTAAAGTAGTTTATCCTGTCTGCATATTTCTTTTTATCCGTAGTGCAAATCCCACCTTCTTCTGCGTGGATTATCTTGTTCTTAAAGAATGAGTAACACGTTATATCTGCCTTTGATTTATACACAGCACCTTGAGCCTCACAAGCGTCTTCTATGACGTATAACTTATGTTTTTTGGCAATTCTATATATCTCTTTCATATTACAAAGTACACCGTAAATATGCACAGCCATTATCGCTTTAGTCTTTTTTGTTATCTTACGTTCTATCTGAGTTACATCTATGTTTAGAGTGTCATCACAATCCACAAACACTGGTTTAGCACCTACATACGATACTGCATACCCACAAGCAACCATTGTAAAATCTGGCATGATTACTTCGTCACCTTTTTTGATATCAAGTGTGAGTAAAGCCAAGTGTAAAGCTGACGTACCACTATTGCAACTGACTGCATATTTTGAACCAACAAACTTAGCATATTTAGTCTCTAGTTGTTTGTATAAATCCATCCGTTTTTCTTATAGTCTTCTATTGTTCGTTTCAACGCTTCCTCTAAAGAAACTTGTGGTCTAGTCTTTATTGTTGCATAAAGCTTGGTATTGTCTGACTGTAAGTGCCATATTTCCCAAGGTCTGACTCTTGATGGGTCTGTTTCTACAGTTATTTTCTTACCCATTAGTTCTCCGATTTTTACAGCTAAATCATACATCTGTACACCATCTTCACTACCCATGTTATAGACTTCTCCAAACTCTCCATTCTCTAGTAAATCAACCGCCATTCTTACTGCATCACCAGCATATTGAAAATCTCGAAAGGAGTTATTACCAAGTTTTATAACATCACTATTTTCAGCTTGTTCAATTATCACAGGTATAACGTATTCGTGTGTCTCACGTTCACCAACACAGTTAAACTGTCTCATAGCTATCGCAGGAGTTTTCGCTTCTTTCCAGCGAGATTGAATAAGCATATCTATGGCTAGTTTAGAGCAACCATAAGTTGAATGTGGGTGAGCTACATCTGTTTCCTTTATCTTTCCATCTACATTTCCATATATTTCAGCACTTGATACTTGTAATATTCCTTTAACACCTGCCTCTTGAGCTGCGTTCATAACCATCAAAGCTCCCCTAGCGTTTATGTCAAAAACATGTAAGGGTCTACTAAAGGACACTGGTATGTAAGGTTCAGCTGCGTAGTTAAAGACATACTCTACTTTGTATTCTTCGAATATCTTTTTTAGTCTACTTTCAGATTGAGTAATATCACAGTAAATAAATATTGCGTCTTTGTGTACAAACTTTTTACTACCAGTAATTAAGTTGTCTAATACAATAACCTTACACTTCCTGTCATCTATTAAATGATTAACTAAATGACTGCCTAAAAAACCTGCTCCGCCTATTACGGCAACAGTAGTTTCTTGTATATTTCTCTTTTTTTTTTCCATGAATTATTTTTAGCCCAATCTCTACCATCAAGTGAAAACTGTGTAATATCTTTATTATACCACTCATCTATTTTTTCCGCAATTATCTTAGGGTCAAACTGTGCACATTCAAACTCAACAGCAATCTTTTCTTTTGTATAATGGTCAACTGGTATTAGCGGCTCTTTAGGTAGCCATGTATTCATTGGGAATCTGTTCCCACACATAACCAACATCCCGCTTGCAAAGGCTTCTTGTAATGGTAAAGATAGGCCATTAAACTTCTCAGGGAAAATAAATACATCTCCATCATTCCATAAATCCTTTCTATCAACATTGTACTCATAGAATATACGAGGGTCGGTATATTCAGTAATTGGTATTTGAGAACGTACTATAAGTTTAATAGGGCTTTTCACGTATTGCATAGCTTCTAGTAATTCACGTGTACCATTTCTTCCCCCCAAGCCTCCGTTACCAGCATTATGCACAAAAACTTCTGCCTTTGTTCGTAACCTCCAATTAACATCCACAGGTACTTGGATAAACTCACTATCTGGGTAATATTTCTGGTCTAGTAGTGATGGAGATATGACTAAGTCTGGTTGGTAGGGTAGGGGATAACGTGTGCATTCAAACATTGGCATAAAGACAGTTCTGACTCCTTTTTCTCTTGCTCGGACAATTACTTTCCACTCAAATGGTGTCTCAAAAAATAGTAGCGATTCACATTGGTCTAGCAGTTCTTCAATAGAATTTACCCTATTAGGAAACCACTCTAAATGTGACTTTCTTGTGCTGTGAGGATGAACATACACGACATTAATAACCCCATTATCATAAAAGTCTTTGGCTAGATATCCTAGCCCTTGTTCCGTTGCTAATACTATACTTCCAACTTTATATTTTTTCATACGGATACGGGTCTTCGTATTCGAGGACTAATACCTTAGTAGCTACTCGTCTCAATTCACTTTCCATTTTATCCCATTCTTCTTGACCCAAGTTATCTACTATCATTTTTTTAATAGATACACAGAATGCTACGTCAAACTCTTTATCTTTAAATGGCAAGTCTTTTAAGTTGCTTTGTATGAAAGTCTTACCAGGATATAGTGACTTTGCTCTTGCTATAAAATCAGGTGAGAAATCTACTCCTGTATAATTGGTAAATAGTTCAGACCACCTACCATACCCACATCCAGCGTCTAATACTTTGTCAGTTTCTTTTATCTCTGAAGTAAGTATTTCTTTGTGAGCGTCATTTATCTTTTTCCAGCCTTGCTCGTGGACACAGTAAACAGAGTAGTGTGGCTTTACTGCCGTTCGTATTCTCTTAGCCCAAAATTCTAGGTCATCTACTGGTTTAGACATAAAAATAAATTAGTTCTATTCTTTGTATATACTGAGTAACCTTTTTTCTCAGCTAGTTCTATTAAAGAGTCAACACCAGAGCCAAAATCTGTCTCGTTATTCCATACTTTGTCTTCGTTATACTCTACAACTCCATTCTTTCGTGGGTTGAACTCTATAATTACAACTCTAGGCTTTAAAAGCAATGCTTCAAATAACCAATAATCATTCCCATCCACATCTATTGAAAGTAAATCAAGATTTTGTGGCACATTATACTTTGAAAGTAATTCGTTTATATTATCTTTAGTGAACTTCTCTTGTATAACACCTGGATGTGCAAGCATATCAAACCAGTGTCCTATCCAACCCTGCTCTTTTAGTTTAAATGTATTAGATAAAAAGCCATTTTCATGACAACCAATCTCTACAAAGAACTTGTTTGTAGTTCCTATTTTATTAAATATTTCTTCTAAGACTTCCTCCTCGTTAAATTGAGCATATGTCATATGTTTTCTATTATTTTAGCACATTTTTTATCACACGTATAATTATTCCTAACCCATTCAAAGTTCTTTCTCACTATTTCAAGTCTCTCGTCCTCATGAGTCAAATAGTAGTCAATCTTTTCTTTTAGGTCATCCAAATCACCACGTTTATACGTAACCAAATATGGATATTCTTCTTTTAACCCTTCCACTTCTTGATGTATTAAAAATCCCCCACGACCTAGTGTCTCAACAACTCTATTAGACCAATAATGAGGGGAATAGACTGAGTCACCAATAATAATAGCCGATTTAGAATATAACTCGTTTAAATCCATCCCTCTTAGTTCATTAGAGTTATTCCTGCCAAACCATGACAATTTATACCTACCAACTAACGACTTTAAAATGTGATTTCTCTCAGTATTGTATGGATTATCTGAACCAACAAATACTAATTCATACTCTCGCTTTTGAATAGGCAGTAGTATACACTCCTCTTTGTATATTCCTTGTCTAACGCACTTGTGGTTTATACCTACTAATTTCCACTTTTCGTCGTGCCCGTCATCAGTTGTAAATACATAATCAGCTTTAAAACCAGGTAATTTTTGTATTCGCTCCTCCCTTTGATAGTCCCAATAAAGGTCAAAAGTCCATGATACAGTTTTTATTTTTTTAGATTTTAAATAATTTAGTAAAACGTCGGCATTTGGTACTACTAACTTAGCAACCAGAACAATATCTGGCGTATGTCTTTCAATAATATCAATCATCTCTGGTACAATAAGATTCTCTGGTATACGTATAACTTCGTGACCTATCATCTCAAAAGACCGAGCAATATATTCCTCGTCATGTAATCGCCTGAATTTTCCAATGTAGGCTATTTTCATTCTACTTTAAGTTTAGGTGGCACTCTTTTTTGTGTTTCTGGTGATTCTGCTAATCTTTTAAGTAATTGCTCAGGGTTAAATGGTATCATCTTTAACTCGCGCCCTAAATCGTCATAATATGCCCCAGGTTTAAACTTTCTTACTGGGTCGTACCGCTGATACCTTTCTATCTTTTTAGCCCTATCCTCGGACTTCATAAGCCCATAGTGAAGCAGATAATAGGGTGCATGCCAACCATATTTATACATTATTGGTGGTCCTAGTCCACAATGAAGACTTTTTCTTTGAAACTGTAGCCCGTACTCTGGGGCATACTTATAAAAGCGTATATTCCAAAATCTTTGTATTCCCTTATCGTGTGCGAAATGTTGCTCATCATTGTAGAGGTTTACCACAAGGAAGTAATAAGCGATTTCTCCAACTGTTGCAAGTCTTTCGGCTTCTTCTCTGGTAAACTCTGGGGCAAAGACTTCATCGCTATCAATTGCGATAATCCAGTCTGGGTTTAATTCTCCTGCTTTAGTAAGCAAAGTTGTTTTGATATCGGGCTGGTATATGCCCCACTCCCTATCGTCTTCATAGTGTGTATACCCATAACTTGTAATCAAGTCTTTAGTCTTCTGGTCTGCATTATTTGTTGCGATAATAGCGTCATCACATAAGCGTTTAAACTCTTGAAGTGATTTCTCCAAGTATCTATCTGCTTCTGCCCCACATACCATTATTCCTATTATTCGCATGTCTTGATATACTCTTCAAGAAATTTTATCTTCTCTTCATTCTCTTTAATTCTGTGCTTAGCACTATTTACTTGTTCCTTTGCCTTTGTATTATCTATAGTGGCTTGGTAATCTCTTACCACCTCCATTCTTAGGATATCCTCATAACAAGCATCTATACTTTCCTGCACAATTTCTTTTTTACTTTTTCTCATGTAATTGAATTTCTTTTAATTGTTTCTTAGTTGGTAATCTACCATCTTTAACCGCCTTTTTAATTTCACGATTAACATAGTTATCTATTTGCTTTGCAATATTGTCATTTTGTCTTACTTTTTTTCTATCAAAGTAGCCATTTGCTTTTAATATACGCAATTCCTCTTTTTTTTCTGCTGGAAAGTCTGGGTCTTCTAGTGCCTTATCAACCACATCTTTCATGGTTGGAGTTATAGCTGTCTCAGTAACAACAAATTGTAATAAGGGTTTTGGAATACTCGCTTGTATTCGTCTTAGTTCTTTTTCTATTGTGGCTGTTGTATGAATCATCTCATTAATTCATTAATACTTGTTGGTCTTCTATCTCTACCTATCGTGTCCATATTGCGTGGGACTATTATTCTACCTTTGGCAACAGCAAGTTCTTCATCAAAACCTTTTCTAAGTCTTTCCTTTGCCCCCTCAATATCAGTTTTAGATATCTCATGTGCTTCTGCTACTGCTTTCCAATAGGCTCGACCATCTGAAACACCTACTATCTTTGGTGGGTTAGTTCGTAAACCCGCAACTTGTACTCTACCAGCGTAGATGTTCCATGCTTCTTGTTCTTGGGTAGCAAAAATAGACCCATCAGGTCTTTCAAAAAACCAAGTTTGTTGTGGAGCTTCAACCTTGTTAGGTCTCATGCATAAATTATCGCACAAACAAAAAAACCACGCAAGGTGGTTTCTCTGTATTCATGTGGATAATTACTATGAACCAATGAATGTTGATGAAGCGTTCAATAGAACTGATGCTTCCTCTCGTAGTACTGCAACACCGTAAACAATGTCTACAACTGTTAGCATACCCAAGTTTCGAATAGCGTTCTCCATCTGAACTCTAACTTTGTTTCCACCCTTAGTCTGTACTGCGAATCCAAATGCTCTCTTGTGTAGCAAAAGGTTTCGGTAAGTCTGAAGACCTGAAACAATGCTTGAAGTTGTGTATACAGGTATACCGTATAGGTAGCCCTTAAAGTTAAGAGCGTAACCCGCTGTACCAAAGTTTCCAGTTCTCACTGGTCCAGGATTTGTTGAAGGACCTACTGAGTATTGCTGGTAGTATTTAGTAACTGCATGTAGTTGCTCCCAGTATACGTATGGATGGAAGAAGAAAGCACACTCATCTAGGTGATACTTTAGGTTCTCAAGAGCGTAGATTCCTGCTCGGATTTCTGCGTCTGATAGAACTGTAGCTGTATCTCCAATAGCGTTTGTAGTGATTGATGACCACAATGCTGCGATATCTGCTTCCAATGCTTCTGTCAAAAGTTTAACTGCCTCTCTAGCGTACATTTCATTCACATTGTACTTTGATGCAACCTGAACCATATCCTTGTCGCCAATTATGAAAGCAACATATTTATGTGTACCGATTGTAAGTGTTGTGTCTGTTTGTGCTGGTGAAGCTGTTGTGATTTCTGCACCCTGAGTTGACTGTGTTGAAACTGTCAAAGCGTTAGTGTAGAGGTTTGGTACGTGGAAGATATCACTACCTTCTGTTGCGTACTCTGAAAGGTCAGTAATGAAGTTAGCAAGAACTGTATCGTTGAATGTCTTTTCATTCACAATACCTGTCCATGTTTCACTTATCACTGCCGCTAAGTCCGACCCTGTAAATGGGTCTGATGTTACTGCCATGTTGTTTTAGTAGGAAATGCCCTATTTCTTGAGGTTTTTAGTTCGCTCTGCAAAGGCTTTTTGTTTTTCCTCTGTAGTAAGCTCGCTAAATTCTTTACCTTGATATGTAAGAGAGCGTGATGAAGGATTAGGTGTATTGTTCTCTACTCGCTTAGACTGTCTGTAACCTTCAAGCCCGTGTTTAATAAATGGTGTCTCCAAAGCGTCTTTAGATGGTTTACCTCCAGTTGCCTGAAAGATAAAGTCTGTTTCCTCTGGTGACAATCCGTTCTCAAAACCAAACTGTCGTTTACTTTCAATCTGCTCTAGTTTAGAAAGCCTACTCACTAATTCGTCATCTGTTTCCTTAGGATTAGAATTAATAATTTGCTTTTTCTTCTGTCGGTCTAGGATAGCTCGGAATTTAGATGCTTCCGCAATCTTTTCCTCTGCTATTCTTTTCCAATCAACGGTTTCTGCATCCGTTTTTGAAGTATCTTCAGCTACTTCTACTGTTTCATTGTTTACTAGGTCAATGTCCTGATTGTTCTCATCCATAGATTAGATGGTTAGCCCTTTTGTCAGAGTGGGTTACTCGTAATAATCACCTTTTGGGCGGTAGTGTAACCGATTAATTAGCACATTTCATTCTTATCGTCTTTCTCTTTTCCTTTCATTACTCCCTTGATAGTCATAGCTTTTCCTCTTGCCATAGAAGCTCCTGCAGCCACCATAGCTTTGTAGTTTGCAAGAATCTTTGTCTTGTTATTACCTCCTACTGCTTTATTTGTTGTTGTACTTGGTTTGTTTCCTGTTTTCATATTTATTCAAATTCGCTCGGTTCTGGTGACTGTAAATCACTGTTGCGAGCAGTTAAATGGTTAATAAAATTGTCTTGTAACATACGCACAACTAAGCCCCGAACCCTCTTTGCATCAGGCTCATCATCAGGGATATTGCGTATATCCACTAATGAGTTGAGCACCTTGTTGCAATATGCACGTAGGGTTTTACCATCAGAGCCTTCTGATAGTCGTATAAACATATCTTTTTCTATTGGATTAAGCTGTAGCATTTAATTGTGGATTAAGTTGTGGTTGCATTTGTGGCATCTGAATTCCTTGTGTTACTTGCTGTGGTGGTTTTTTACCAGCAATAGCAGATAGATTCTTGCCCGTCTTTGAAAGGATTGTCTCCAATACTTGCTCTGCTCTAGGGTCTTGTGCTTGAACCATTGTCTGATAAATGGTTGTAAGAGTTTGTATAACCTCTTGTGTATCTTCTGCTTCACCAGTTAAGTCTAAGTCCATATGAGCTATTACATTGTCATAGAACCCTGCAGGTACTGGTACATAGAGCAGTGGTGATGATTCTATTTCTTTAGTTACTTGGGCTTTAACATCATCAACATTCGTTCCTACTTTATGGAGATTATTGATTAGTCTTTCTCTGACATGCATTTCAATCATTATATCTTTTAGGATGTTGTAACCTTGTTCTCCTTGTCCCACTAGGATTGTGTGCTCTTTAGACTGCTTCTTGAAAATAGGTATCATCTGTGAAAAGAATGCTCGTTTAGCATATAGACCAAACTGCTCACGTTTAAGCGAGAAGAAAGTTTCTACTGCTTGATTGAGTAGTACCCCAAGTCTAAACGGTGTTCCACTCGGTAGAGATTCACCTGTTGCTACTTCATAAGTGAATGATAGCTGTTGTCCGTTCTTATCCCATACTGCCTCGTCTGAACTAAACTCTTGTAGGTTTCGTGACTCCATAGCCACCTGAGTAATAAGCCCATTTGGTCCTACTTCAAGTACCTGTCCATCTTTAACATCTTTAACAAGGTTCTTTGCTATATCACTAGCCTGTGATTGAAATACTTTCTTTGACCCCCAAAGCAAAGCTCGTCTTCGCATATTTGCTGTCATGTTTCGAGCTATCTGGTTTTCAAACTGATTTTCTACAGGACCACGACCTAACCATCTGCCATCTACTTTCTCCCACCATACTTCCTCGTATGGAGCTTCTTTAACTTGTTCTAAGAATAGAACATTCCCTCCATCTTTCTTTGCGTCTTCTTCTGGTAGAACTATCTGCATACAGAGAATCATCTTCTCCTCGTTTGTCTCTTTTCCATTGTACTTGTCGTACACCCATTGTGGTACAAGTGAATATCTTTCATACACGATATATTCTTTTCCATATTCAAGCCCTTCAGTATTCCAGTCAGGGAATGAGTCTTCTATTTCAGTCTTTGTAAACTTATGCTCCTCAATTACATATCCTCCTGTCTTAGCAGTGTGCTTTAGACTTTTAGCATCTTGTTTGTTACGTAGTGATGATATTGGTACTCTCACAACATTCTTTCCAACTTTCTTTGATACCGCTGTTCCATATGTACAGTAGTCCTGCTGTAAGTCATTTAGTGTCTCACCATAGTTTTCTTTGCGAGCATATACTTTGAATTGTCTCTGCATAAAGTATGCTCCCCAGAAGTCATCATGCGAATCAGGGTTGAATATATAGTTCTTTACATCTACATCTGTTCGCATTCTTGAAACATCTCGTATGAATCTAACTTGGTTTAGATATACCTTTCGTTGTCCTTCTGAATCGTATAAACCACTCTCATACTTAGAGTTAATCATCAAATCAACCTTATTCACAGTCTCTCTCTGTGAGTAATCCATTCCTTTGTTATTCTTCTGCAGGTAACGAGCAGAAGTTTGTTCGTTTGCAATTAAATTACTACCAAGCTGGAGTCTGCCCTGGTCAAAGTCTGCAATATTCTTTTTAAGTTCAGCGAATATATTGTAAGTTTTGGACATAAAAATAGCCCCGCTAGGGGGCATCGGTTAAAACCTTTATTGCCTAATGAATATATTATATACCTTTTCAGATTTGTGTCAAATTAAATATTTCTTTGTAGTTAGTCTTTACTACAATAGCATATTCACCAACTCTATTGTCATTTAGTTTTATCTCCATAACCTCATATGGTTTCATGGCACGCAAGAATAACAGTAAAGAACGCAACATATGAGCTTCTAACTCTGTAATCCCGTCTATACTACTATTCGTATTGATTGGTTTCGACATTGTTATCGTAAGTTTTATTCATAAATCTTACAGAGCCTGGTTTCGGTAACGGATTGTCTGGTAATTCCCACACTGCTAGAGCAAGAGACATAACTCGGTCATCATGCATACCGTCAGGGCACATTATTTTCAATTTACCATTTTCAGTGAGCTGATATTGCATACTCAAGAGTTCTGCGTGGAGTTCTTCGTCATCAGGTATAGATATTTTACCACTTTCTATCTTTATTGCCAAATTATTTAGCAAATCCTTGCGAGATTGTTCAGTAAATTTAAATGAAACTAGATTTTTTAATCCTTTCTTTACAAGTGAATCATATATTGGGTCACCTAAACCTGTAGAATCCATTGTTGTAATGGGCGAGTAATATCTTCTGTAGATAGCTTCTATCTTTGCCTCCTGTGTATTCCAGTCTAATTGATTAAATCTTTCTTGTTTATGCACTTTAAATGTCATTAAGTCTATAACTGTTATAACAGTGAAGTCTTGGTACTTTCCTAAGTCTATTCCTATTTTATACTTTCGTATTGGGTCTGGTTTCTCATCTTGTGCGTCATACACATTGTTTTTAACACGCTTAAAGAATTGTCCTGCACCTTCTATGAACTTACAGTAGTATTCTTGTTCAAATAAATCTTGTGGCATTTCTGCCCGCTCTTGGTCTAACACTTCTTTGGATATGGCTTTAGTGTCATCAACAGTTAGTATCTGCACAAACCAATCCGCACTATTCTTTGCCATCTGTAATAGATTCCATGCATGATTCATTCCTCTAGGTGTAAATATAAACCCAGCCCAGCCACCATTTTCCGCTAGAATAGGTCGTATAAAATCCCATACATTAGACTTCATAAGTGAGTATTCTGAAAATATAACACCTACTGGGTTTGTTCCAACAATTCTGTCTATGTTATCTGCACCAACAAACTGAACAATAGAACCGTTTACCAGCTCAATACGCATTTCGGTATCGTTCTTGTTCTTTATTAATTCTTTTGGAAAGTGGTCTATAAATCTAAAACCATCTTTGTCTGCACCTTTCCAAATAACTTTGTCTGCTTGTGTGTAAGTTGGTAGAAAGTAAAAGTATAGCCCTATTCTTTCAAACATCTTCTTAGGAAACTGAGCAACTATTGTCTTATCTTTGCCACTTCTTCTATGCCAAACAAGTATAAATCTTTTTAATCCACTGTCCCACGCTTTGAGAATGGGTAATTGATATGGTCTAGGATTAAACTTGTGGGGTAGTGTTATCT